TTGATGTGAATATTTAAAAAAATTAAAGGTGGCAAGAGAAATCTTGTCACCTTTGGTTTAATTATTTTATTTGGTGCAAAGGTTTTGACGAGTGAAAAATAAACAGATAAAAATATTTTTGATTTACCCCTTTACAAAAAAAATTCCTCATGTATAATAAAACTTGTGGAGCGAAAGCAAAACACCAACGGCGAGAGCCAATGGGGGATTAGCTCAGCTGGTAGAGCACCTGCTTTGCACGCAGGGGGTCAGGAGTTCGAATCTCCTATCCTCCACCATTTTTAAATTAGCGATTTCGACCAATGGTTGAAACGCTTTTTTTATTGTTATTATTACGTTTTCGCCGTCATAGTAAAAGTTCGAACATAGCATTTTTAAAATTTGACGTTTTTTTTCGTTCGACATCGCAAAGTAAAGCGTAGTCGTCATTGACAGAAGTTCGAACAGATTTTCGCTATATTTCAAAAGTTCTAAGCCTGCTTTTGAGCATGCTGACCTTTGAAGAATTAAATTGTCCAAGGTTGTTTCTATTTCAGCAGTTTTCTTTTCAAATATTTCGTTGCTTACTTTTCCGTCCAAAAGTAATTCAAATAATTTTTCGGAACGCTTTTTGACTTTTGCAATTTCAGAATCTAAACTTTCGATTCGTTCTTCAACATAACCGTTTTGTTCTTTTAATTGGTTTTTGAACGCTCTTTTTGCTAATGGAAGAGTATTTTCGTCTAGGTAAAATTTTTTAAAAGTTTCAAGAACGGCTTTTTCAATTTTTTCTTCTCTTATATAACTTTTTGATTTACACGTTCCTCCCCTATTGCCCGTACAATGGTAATAAACATATTTTTTCTTTTTGAGTTCAGCAACGAGATAACAACCACACTTTGAGCATTTTAATAAATTTGAAAAAGTAAAATCATATTTTGTTGTTCTTGCCCCCGTTCTTTCTTCGATTATTTTTTGGCATGCCGAATACAATTCTCGAGAAATAATAGGTTCGTGCTTGGCGTTATAGTAGCGTTTCCCTTTGAAAACAAAATCGCCCATATAAATTGGGTTGTTTAAAATATCTTCTACGTTTGATTTTCCACATTTTGTGCTTGGGGAAATTAAAAAGCCCTCTTCGCGGAGTTGTTTTGCTAATGACTGATAAGAATAATTCCCCGTTGAATAGAGTTCAAAAGTTCTTTTAATAAATGGGGCTTTTTCGGGGTTAATTTGCAAATACGCTTTTTTAAGATTTGGTTTTCTCATATAACCAATGGGAGGTCGTTCGGGGTAATAACCTTGTTCGGCTTTTTCTAAAAGTTTTGTTGTAACATCTACCGACAAATTACGAGGATAAAAATTTGCAATAATATTGTTCATTTCGAAAACTAAAAAATCGGTAGGACGTGAACGACGATTTAAACAAATACAATCTTGAATTAAATGTATGTTGTAAATATCCCGTTCAGCCATATAAACCAATGCGGCAGAATCAACGCCGTTTCTTGAAGCCCGGTCAGACTTTAAAAAAATGAGGTGTTCAACCTTATGTTTTTGTACATAAGACATCATTTCATTAAATTGAGGTCGTCCGGGCTTTTTTGCCGTGTATGATTCCGAAAATATTTTGACAATGTTTAATCCGTTTTTTTGAGCGTATTCTCGCCCCTGTTTTTCTTGGTAATCCAAAGAAAAGCCCGTTTTCTTTTGTTCGTCGGACGAAACCCTTGTATATAAAACTGCGTTATTAGCCATATTTTATCCTTTTTTATAGTTTTTGTAGCTGTAATTGTATTCTTTGTATTTTTTTTCAAGTCGTTTTTGTTCTTCTTCGGTTGTTTTGTAGCCTACTGCATACCCATTATTTCTATATGAGTTCATTATTTTAGCATTTTTAATCATTTCTTTAAAGTTGTTAGGGCGGGTAATTATTAGTTTTAAACTAAATGCAAAACCACCCAAAATAACGCATAAAAATATAAATAACGCTTTTATTAAAATAGAAAATACCCCTAAGCCGACAACCCATAAAAAAGTTGAAATAATTTTATTTTCAAATTTTTCTTGTTCTTCCGTTCTTTCTATTAAAAAGACTTCCTTTTGGGGTTGTTCGGATTGTTCATCAATAGAAATTTTATTATTTTTAAGTTTATTCCAACTTAACGATTTTCGGTAATAAGCCCCTTTACTTCCGGCATTGAACTGAATCCCTTTTTGATTTAATGAAAAACGACAACCCTTTACGCCAAAAGATAATCCAAAACCCGATTTACTTGTGTTTAATCTAAATAAACCTATTTTTTTTGATTTTCTGAAAAATAGCCCCATTTTTAACCCTTTCCATTATATTTTTTGATAAAAATGTCATTGTTTAGTAATTAAAATTTTATTTGTTAATATTTTTTAATAATGTTTTTATTGCCGCCTTTACAGTGTCTGGGGATTTTCTCCATAATTTTACAAGTTCTCGCTCTGATTTGCTTATTTCTTTTAAATCGCAAGGAGGAGCGTATTCAAGGAAAAAACTTGAATCTGCTATTTTGTAAATATTACAAAGTTGTAAAAGCGTAGTTACATCGGGGGTTGTTCGCCCTGTTTCCCATAAGGCAACCGTAGATTGATTTTTTTCTAACATTTTCCCCACGTCATAGGTTGTAAGCCCCGCTTTTTTTCGAAACTCTTTTAACCTTTTAGGTAAAGTTTCTTTAACTTGCCGCTTAATCGTTTCGGGTACACATACTGCTTTTTGATTTTCCATAAAATGAGCCTCCTACTGCTTTATAATAATGCATTTAATTATTTTAATCAATGTTTTATGAATTATTTTAAATAAAATACTTGACAAAATTTTACTTCTTGATGTAAACTGCATTTTGTAATAATTATTTAAACTAATTTTAATTATTTAAAACAATTAGAAAGAGGTTACAATGGCAGAGTTAGAAAAACCTGAATTAATCGTAAAAAGGGTTTTAGAAGAAAGAGGAATCCAACAAAAATTTATTTGCGAAAAAATTGGTATCCCCCAACAAATATTTTCTTATTGCATGCGTGGTAAAAGAAAATTCCAAGTGTGGGAATTTATCGCAATTTGCGATTTATTAAAATTGGATTTTTCTTTGTTTGAAAATTGTTTTCCAAAGGTGAAGCAAAATGGCTAAAAAAGACGTGGGCGTAATTATACAGTTTGACGACGTGGATTATTCCGACGAAGAGCGTGATTTATTATGGGGGCAATTTTTTATGCTTTTGGCTGAAACTGCCCAAGAAATAAAGGAGAAGAAAAATGCAGAATGTGTTAAATTTCCCGACGGTCGCAAGCGTAAAACCAAAAAGGTCGCTTGTTGAGAAAATTCAAAATTTTATTAAAAATCGTAAAATCCAAAAAGAGAAAATCTTTAAAAGAAAAACCGATTTTTTAATTCAACAAACTTACGAAATTTACTTAGATAAAATTTTAAAAAACAGAAGAGAGAAAAAGAGCGTCGATTTTGCCGAATGGCTTTACAAACAAGGTTTCATAATAGACCAAGGGGCATATTCAATGGCGAAAGAGAGTGTAAATTGGGTTCAAAAAGTTTACGGGCGTAAACATATTGAAAAATGTTACAAAGCCCGATTAAAAGAAATTCAAAACCATAAGTAGATAAAAAATAAAAGGTAGCCTAAGAAATGAGAGAAGAAAACAACGGCAGACAATGTCGTGTAGTTAAAAATCATAATTATACGACAATTAGTAATATTTGTTTGAGAACAAAAACAATGTCTTTGAAAGCGAAAGGATTGTTGACTGTTTGTTTATCACTTCCCGATGATTGGGATTATTCAATCGCCGGACTTGTTACTTTATCAAAAGACGGTCGAGATAGTGTTACAAAAGCCCTTGAAGAATTGGAAAAGCACGGTTTTTTGGTTATTGAAAAAAGTCGTTCAAGGGGGGCGTTCACAAGTTTTTACACTTTTTATGAAAATCCCGAAGAAAACCCGAGCTTTAAAATAGAAAACCCCGAAAATAGGGACTTTCACCGTGACGGATTTTCCGATACGGCTAAACCGATGCGGGGAAACCGATGCGGTTTTACCGTAACGGAAAATCCCGAACAAATAAATACTAATAATAAAGTATTAAAATTAAATACTAAAACTAATGAACAAATGCCTTTATTAAAAACAGAAGATTCTGTTTTTAACGAAGTTGACTTATTTAACTTGTATAAAAAAATTTGTATTCATTTTTCGCAACCAAAAAAATTGACTGATTCTAGGAGGAAAAAATCTAAAAAAAGATTAAGCGAAAATCCTCAAAAAGAATTTTGGGAGGTAGTATTCCGCAACGCTGAAAAATCGGTTTTTATAAGAAAAAGTTCGTTTTTTTCTTTTGACTGGGTTTTGGTAAATGATTTAAACGCTCTCAAGGTTTATGAGGGCAAATTTAACAAACAAGAAATTAGCAACGAAAATGTTGCGAGCGGCGTACAGGGTAGCAAGTATTCAAGATGTTACAACGGCTAGGACAAGAGGGAACGGAGAAATGGTGAATATAGTTGAAGAATATCAAAAACAAACCATTGAATCATTCGGAGTAAGAGTGAAAGACGGAAAATGTGCCTTTTGTGGCAAAGATTTAAGCAAAAACGAATATTGCGACTGCTCCGAAGCTACCCTTGTAAATCGCTTTTTTAAAAAAACGACTGAAAAGGTTAATCAATTAAGAGGTGCTTTTGAGATTCGAAACAAATGTTGGGACGAGGTTATAAAAGATTTTCGCCCAACTCTTCCAAAAAAATTCGAGGGAATGCGTTTTGATTGTTACCGAACAACAAACAATTCACAAAGGAATGCTTTGAGGGTTGCACGAAAATATCACCAAAACGCAATTAAGAATTATTTAACTGGCATGAATTTAATATTTTTCGGAAATTACGGGACAGGAAAAACAATGCTTATGTCAATTTTGTGCGAAGCGTTGAACCGAGATTATATGTTGCGTTGTCGTTACGTCAATATGGTTGATTTAATGAATAACATCAAATCAACATTCGGGGCGAAAAACGATAAAACAGCAAAAAGCGTTCTTGATGATTACAAAAAAGCCGAAGTTTTATTTTTAGACGACATCGACAAGGTGAAACCCTCTGAATATTTGAGCGAAGTTTTTTATTCAATCACCAATTACAGAACGGAACACGAATTGCCAACGGTTATTTCGGCGAATCATTCTCTCGAAGAATTAGAAGCACAAATTTACGGAGAAGCGACAGTTTCAAGACTTGCCGATATAAATAACGCAATTTGTGTAAATTTTGAACACAAAAATTTTAGATTGGAGGGCGTGTAGTTGAACGAAGAACAAAGAAACAAACAAGTCATTCAAGAACTCGACGGAATGATGCTCGATTTGTATAGTGATGTTGTATTCGACCCGAATGTTGAGCGAAACACTTATTACCCAGTTGCTCTACAAATAGCAAAACATATCACGGCAAAAGAATATAAAGAATTTCGTTTGACTTATGAAGCCAACAGTTATGGAACGTGTGTTTCGATATATTATGAACGAGTTTTGCAAGAGGGCGGCTTTTTTAGTTCTACAAAATACGCCCCAAAACAATGCATCGGTGTTTTAGTTTGTGATATTGAAAAGAACCGAGTTATTTTAAGAAAAACCAATGTAAATACAGAAATTCACGAGTTCCACAAAGACGAAAAAAGACAGATGAACGAATGTTTCGGGGTTTCTTACGAAATTTTTAAATATTTACGAGATAACGACTTAATTATAATTTGTACGGTTGAACGGAAAGTTAGACATAAACAACGCTTCACTTATACGATTACAAAATTTAAAGCCGTTAGAAATGGGCGTTTTCTCCATTTTAAAGGTTATGGAATACAATTTTTTATTCCAAAGGCTGATTTTAAATGTGTTGAGGGCAAACGAGTTTCAAATAAAACAAAAAACAAGAAAAAGTAAGGAGGAAAAATGGAAAAAGTATTTCAAGTAATAATTTCGGCAGATGTTGCTCAATCAATGTATGATTTGGTCGCAGATGATGAAAACCCTCAAAAACCCGAATTTTGGGAAGATAAAGAAGTTATTGACCGTTTACGTTCAATTAGAATGTCATTGAATAATCACGAAGAAACAGTTAAACAAAATCGCCAATTACAACAAGAATTGAAAGCCAAAAGGAAAGCCCTTGAAGAACTCAAAAAACGTCCGTTCTTCCCTTATAAAATGAACTCGGGAAATAATATGGACTTTGGCGAATTTATTTTAATTTCGCATGCGTGGTTCACAATTCCAAACTTGCACGAACAACTTGGAATTATTGAAGTTGAATGGAAAACGTCGGGCGTTCGCAAAATGTACCTTGGAAAAGGTGATTCAAACGGAGTAAATTTCAAAGCAGATGTTTTGAGTATTGCCCTCCACGGTCAAAAAATAAAGGATTCAAAAGAGATATAAAAACAAAAAAGAAAGGAGAAAACTAACAATGTTAAATGGAATTACGCCAGCGGCTTTGTCTGCACTTATGAACAACGATTTGGGGAATTTTTTGGTTGCTTCAACCCCGGGAGGAATAGAAACACAAGAAAAAATGGGAAGTCTAAAATTGAGAAATGAAGAACTTTTCCCAAAAACAATTATGCATAGCGACAAAACACATTCCGACCTTGAAAAAGAATGGGGCGTTAAGTTTGTCGAAATAGAAAACGAAAAGGGCGGAGATATTTTTTACAAAGTAAAACTACCCTTGGGGTGGAGTATTAAACCCGCTTCAAGCAGTTCTTGTTATTGGTCAAACCTTGTTGATAATAAAAACAGAATAAGGGCTAAAATTTTTTACAAAGCCGCTTTTTATGACAGAAGTTCGCATGCTTTTATTTGTAAAGAATTAGAGTTTCACAAGGAAGATTCTTCTGATGCCGTCTAAGTGGTGTCCGAAGTGTGGGCGAATTACTTCCATAACAGGAAGCCCCAATTTTTGTGCGTGGGGTTGCGGCTCGTTAGCCGACGAGCCTTTACTGCCCCCATATAGCGAATGGGTTAATGGTTATTCCGAAATGGTTGAATACGCTCGGAGATTATGGAAAGAACAACAAGAAAAAATAAAAATTCCCGAACCGGTTGACATCGGCGACGGCAGATTACAAATGAGGTTATTTTAAAATGGAAAACTTTGAAAAATTATTTTCAATATTAGACGAACTTTTTGGCGACGATGTAGATTTTTGCGAGAAGTGTTGTGCAAAAGGCAAATGCAACGGGAATTGTTGTTATGAACAAATAAAAGAAAAGTTTGGGGAATTGGAATGATAAAAAGAGGGTTAAAAGTAGTAAGTTTATTTGACGGCATAAGTTGTGGAAGAATCGCTCTTGAAAGAGCCGGATTTTCCGTTGCCGAATACTACGCTTGCGAAATTAAACCCGAAGCAATAAAAGTTACAATGTTTAATTATCCCGACACGAAGCAACTCGGCGACGTGAGAAACGTCGATTTTGCTTCGGTTGTTGGGGGGGGGGTGTGATTTGCTTATTGGTGGAAGCCCTTGCCAAGATTTATCACAAGCACATAAAACACGCCTTGGATTGAATGGAAATAAAAGTTCTTTATTTTGGGAGTATGTAAGAGCAAAAAAAGAATTAAACCCAAAATATTTTTTACTTGAAAATGTGGAAATGCCGTCTGCAGATTTTGAAACAATTTCAAAAGCCGTCGGAACTTACCCCGTAAATATAAATTCAAGCCTTGTTTCGGCTCAATTAAGAAACCGTTACTATTGGTCGAATATTGGCGACAAAAATTATAACCTTTTCGGTTTCCCGACTTGTGCAATTCCACAACCAAACGACAAAAAAATATATTTACAAAGTATTTTGACAAGTGGTTTTGCTGATAGATTGAAAGCCCGTTGCCTTACTGAATCAGATTCACGCCCCGAAGTTAGCAAAGAATCAATGTTGAAAAGATATTTCGGGACTGGGTTTAGAACTTTGGTTTTTGAAGATTTGAACGATAAATATTCTTGTCGTTGGCTTAATCAAACAGAATTGGGACGTTGTCAAACGCTTCCCGAGGGTTACACAAAGATTTTAAACCGTAACAAAGCCGCCGGAGTTATTGGCGACGGTTGGACGGTTGATGTTATAGCACATATTTTTAGTTTTATGAAATTTGAAAGCGAGGTGGTGGCGTAAATGAATATTACGGGAGGAGAGAGAAAACACGGCGAAAAATGGACGAGCGAAGAACTCGAGATTGTTTATAAAAATTATTCAACAAAAACTATTCGCCAAGTTGCCGAAATGATTCCGACAAGAAGCGTTTCAGCAGTAAAGAACAAAATCAAACTAATTAAATTCGGTAAATACCGAAAGAGCAAAAGGAGAACAAATGGCGACAATTAAAAAATATGTGAAATGTCCTCATTGTGGCAGTGGGTGTATGACTGATGTTGAAATTAGCCTTGTAAAATTTGACAACGAAGAAAATGAGGTTTTACAAAAAGAATGTCTAAGGCTACAAAAACGAATTGACAATTTGCAATTAAAACACGACGAGGGTTATTTGAGCAACTGGCAACTAAACGAAACCAACAACAAACTCTCAACATTAAAAAAGATTTTAGATATTTTAGAAAATCACTTATAGGAGGAACAATAATGTTTGACAAGAAAAAAGAAGAAAAAGAAACAAAAAATAAAAATTGCGAATATAAATTCGCTTCAAAAAAAGACGGCGATTGTTGTCGTTTAAACCCAGTATATGACCCCGACACAGGAGAGATGCTCGGTTGTCTTGTATGCGAGATTATTTCAGACGAAGAATGCAAAAAGTCAAGAATAAAAACAGCAACTAGGGTTGACTCTATCGGAACAATTCAACACGAAACAATTCATGCCGAAGCGGAATCAATCGTTGAACCGTTGAAAATAGACGAGGTTTCTGCCGCTTTTATCGCTAATTTGAGGGTTACAAGTTGGGAAAATTTGGGCGAAATGTATGGGGGTCATAAACTTGGCAAAATTTATTCTTATATTTTGAGCGTTCTTAACGAAAAAATTGAAGAATCAACTGCGGCGACAATTAAAATTGAAGCCCCTTTATATGAACAATATTCAACCGTTGAGCCGAGAAAAGAAACTTCGGAAGATTTTTTGAACGACGAAAAAGAATGTATGTATTGTAAGGAAGCCGGAATTAAAAATAAAAATGTTTTTGTTGAGGTTTCTGACCCCGAACTAGGGATTGGTTGGATTTGTAAAGAGTGTTTTCTCGAAGCCGACAAAGAACAAAAAGAAGAATTAGCAAGACTTGATTTAAAGGTTTCAAAATTAGAAAAGGTTTTGGAGGATATAAAAAGAAGCCTTGTTGTAGAAACTCCCTTTTTGCCAATACGTCCATTGAACAAATTTTTAATAAACAAAATGAGAATGATTAAAGCAAAGATTGAAAAAGGATTGGAGGACGAGGAATGATTTACTTTTTGATTGGTTTTTTTGCCGGCATTGTTTGGAATAATTGGTTAAACAACTAAAAGGAGGAAACAAAATGTTTGTAATAATTTATTGGTATTTATTAAAATTTTCCGTAGTGGCTTCCGTAGGTTTGGGAATTGCGACAATATTGTTCTTTACGGCGAAATCCATTGATTTAATTCTCGTTAGTTCTTACAGAGTTAAGACTGCATGCAAGGCTTTATTAAATTTCGAGAAAATCGAAAAACTTTACTTTAAAGCCTTGAAAGAAGTTCCGAGTACGGGTGTTTCTGAAACCTTAAAAAGCGAATGGGAGGATTTATGCCAAGCCAAACATTAAAACAATATATTCAAAGAACTAGCGATGAAGAATTAAAAAATATCGACAATATGATTTCGGCAGAAATGGGACGACGGTCGCTAAAAATTCAAGCAGATCTGCTTGGTTTTGATTTTGATAAAATTTCTTATTTTATGAATTGGAGTTTGTTTAGCGAAAAGCAACTTTCGACAATTCTCCATAATGTAGTTGAGGAATTAAATAAACAAAAAGCCAAACGCCAAAACGTCGATGTTGGTTTTTGGGATTCTGACGGAAACTATAAAGAGGATATTCAAGAAATCAACGAAACGGACGAGTGGATAAACAATGAGGGGCGAGGAATGACAGATGCCGAAGTAATACTTTTAATTTCCGAAATCGGACGGTTGCGGCGATTTGTCAAAACCTTAAAGCAAGTCAACAATCGGCTTATATACAATCTCAAAAATGAACGAGAAAACAACAAAATTTTACGAAAACAATTAGAGGAGAAACAATGGACGAACTCAAACACAAAGAGCAAGAAATCGAAAAACTAATAGTTAGTGGGAAAAACAAAGACAAAAACCTTGTTCGCCTTAGTCTTGCGAATAAAGAGTTGTTAGACGAGATTGAAAAAATAAAAAAAGAAAATAGAACTTTAAAAAAAGAACTTATGAATAAGCACTCGAATGATATGACTTCTTTTCTTGGAAAACCGATTAGTTTTTGGATTGGATTGAGCGAACAAATAACCGAATTAAATTTAGAATGGGTGATAACAATAAATGCAACATATCGATTCTTGTTGACTCGAATTGAAGATATTGTAAAATCTCGTCCTAAAAATATAGGATTCCAACTTGAGGACTATTGGAAAATTCAAAAAATCTTAAACGAAGCAAAAAGAGCAGAAAGGCTAGAAAATGGTAAATAACGGGGAAAATCAAGAAGAAAAAAGTTGCCATAAATGTATAAATTCAAAAATGAACGGCTTTGAATTAGTTTGTGTGGAATGGCAACAGGTAATCGAGGACGACGAATGTCTTTGTTCTTGTTATGAAGAGGAGGAATAATGGCAAAATCAAAAAGAAAATTAAGTGATATGAATAACGAATACAAGAAACAAAATGAAAGTTATCGCCAAACAATAAAAGAACTAAACGAAGCAGTTGGTTTTTGGATGCGTTCTTATTCATCTTTGACGTACAAGTATAATGATTCTTGTGATGACAGAAATTCTGAATTGCACGCAAGTTTTATTTTGGGATTTATTTTTGGCATAGGAATCTTTTTACTTTTAAAACTTTTTGGAGGTGTTTAAATGGCTGAAATAAAACCAAAATACATAATTTGCGACTTGGACGGGTGTTTGATTGATTCGGCGTGGATTTGGGACGTTGTAAAAAGTCAAAATGTTTCCAAAGACGAAGCGTTTGACATATTTAATCGTTTGGCAAACGCTGACAAAAACGGAATCGACTTGGCTTTGTATAAATATCTTTGTTTTAAGGCTTCGGGCGGGTTGAAAATTCATTTTATAACGGCTCGTAGTGAATTGATAGAGGTTGAAACAATAAATTTCATACAAAAGAAACTTGGGCTGATTTATGGAAAAGATTTTTCAATAAGTTTCAGACCGACAACCGACCTTTCAAGCCCTGCCGAGAGTAAAGCCGTTCGGGTTCAACATTTTTTAGATAAGGGAAATCAAGTTGTTCTTGCTATTGACGACGAAAACGAGATTTTGTTAATGTACGCCCGAAAAGGCATTCCAATTATGAAATGGATTATTGGATTCTTGCCCGTTCAAGTGATTCGAGAATACGGAAATCAAATAAACAACCTAATTACGGTTAAGGAGGAAATATGTCAAAATTAAAAATGATAAAATTCAACAAAAATTATAGAAAACTCCACGGACAAAAAACGGCTCGTTTGGTTGCAGTATTTTCGGGGGCGAATGGTGGTGAGTTTTTGAGCAAGTTTCCCGATTTTATCGGGTATGACGAAACGGCAACAAACGGACAACGCTTTCATTTTATGGAAAATGAAAAAGAATATATGATGTTGCTATTTATTGGCGATAAAGACATAATGTTTCCGACTTTTAGGAAACAAAACGAGGAGAACGCCGCATTGTATTCAGAATCGGTCGGCGAATTATTTGAAGTAGTAGTTGAAGAACCGAAAGAGGGGTAAAAATGGGCGTTAGTAAAGAAACCAAAGATAAAATTATTAGTTTGATGTTGCAGAATATTCCAACCGATGAAATTGCTTCAATTCTTGGGTATTCGGTGGGAACTGTAAGAAAAGTTTATGAAGAACTTAGAGAAGAGTACGGAGTGAACACAACAAAAGAAATTGTCAATATTTATGTTGATAAAGAATTGGCGAAACTCAACGCCCACATAGAAAACGTACGAAAAATTTTAAAAAGTCGCAATTTTGCGACCCAACCGAAACGCAGACGACGAATGCAAAAACGCACAAAATGAGTTACATTTTAAAAATTATAAAAATTTATCGACAGGCATGCCAAACGCAGAAACGGCATGCCTTTTTCGTGTTTTAAAAATAGTCGTAATTTTGCCATTACATTCGTAAAAAATTTTCTGTAATGTGTAATGTGTTGACAGGTTAGTTCAATCGGGAACGCTACCGAGTCAAACGGGGACGGAAGTCTTTTTGTCTTTGTCCTCCGTTGCGAGAATTTGAGAGCGAAGCGTAAAACTTAACATAAATGCGATTTTTTAAACATAATCGAGCCTCCTTTCTGAATAAAGACAAACGCTCTCAAAAATTTTCTCGCTTTCAATAAACAGGGAGAAGAGATGAAAAGTGTTGTAATCTTGGATTGTTGCAGTTATGAAGTCAAAACTTGCACAAAGAGTTATGAATATATTGAATGTTTCAAGTTGAGAAACGGCAACAAATTTTTCAAAAAAAAATTATCCGACGGGCGTTTGATTAAAAGAGAAATTTTACTTTTGAGCGTTTGCCCCGTTTGTAAGCATTATGTTTTGCGATTTTTGTTTTATTCAAAAGCAAACGGGCGATTCCAAGATTGGGACGAATCAAAAATTGTACGAGGTAAAAAAGCCGACGAAATATTTGACAGGCGTTCGCCTTTATACGATTGCGTTGATTTGCCGAACCCGTTTAAACCAAAAGCAGACGGCAAACAATCAAAAAAAATCCCTTGGGTTTATGGAAAATCTTTGGACGGCGTTTCACAAGTTCCGAGATACATCGACGAAACCGAAGATGCGGGCTTGAGAATTGTTTGCCCGATTAAAACGGAAAAAATTTAAAATGTTAGAAAAATTAAAAAACAAAATCACTCTCGGCGATTCGTTTGAAATATTAAAACAACTTCCCGACAAGTGTATTGATTTAGTTTTGACCGACCCTCCCTATGGAATTAAGTTTGGTGAATATAACAGAACAAATAAACTCCAAGACGGTACAAGGTATAAAGCAAATAAATATAAAAATTCTAATTGGGACGACTCAACCCCGAGCGATGAATTTTTCTTGGAAATTTTAAGAGTTTCTAAAAATCAAATTATATTTGGAGGAAATTATTTCCCGATTTTATGGAAATTTGGCGGAAAAGGTTTTATTTTTTGGAATAAAAATCAACCCGTTAAAAATTTTGCTGACGGGGAATTGGCTTGGACTTCTTTTGATAGACCGGCGAAAAAATATGATTTTACATATTACGGGAATTTAGAGGGGAATACGGTCGCAAGCGAAAAAATTCACCCAACACAAAAGCCCCTCAAATTGTTTGAAGCGATACTTCGAGATTACGCCCCGAAAGTTGCGGGGGGCTTCTAGTAGCAGATTTCTTTTCGGGTAGTGGAACAACTGCCGTCGCTTGTCATAATTTGGGGATTGATTTTATCGCCGTTGAAAAAGACGAGGAATATTTTAAAACAAGTTCCGAAAGATTAAAAAACGCACAGGCACAACAGAAACTATTCTTTTTATGATTGAAAAATACTTGAACAAAATCACGCACGGCGACTGCTTAAACATAATGAGGGAACTTCCCGACAAATGTATTGAGTTAATATTGACCGACCCCCCGTATGGTGAAAAGATGTCAAGACGTGGAACTATTGGCAGTTCGAATAAAGGCGTTGTTAAGGATTACGGGAAAAGTGTTTGGGACGACAAAATTCCTGACCCGATTTATTTTCAAGAGATGTTTCGAGTTTCAAAAAATCAAATTATATTCGGCGGAAATTTTATGGTTGAAAACATCAATAAAAATTCGCCGTGTTGGATTGTTTGGGACAAACAAAATACAGGCAATTATGCCGATTGTGAATTGGCGTGGACTTCTTTTGGTTCGGCAATAAGAAAATATTCGTTCGTTTGGAACGGAATGATTCAAGAGGATATGAAGAATAAAGAAATTCGTATTCACCCGACTCAAAAGCCCGTTAAACTTATGGAGCGAATTTTGAGAGATTATTATACCAAAGATTCAAGAGGTATTGTTTTGGATTGTTTTTCGGGTTCGGGTAGTGTTGCTATTGCTTGTTATAACTTGGGCATTCCTTTTATCAGCGTTGAGAAGAATTTGAAACATTATGAAGATTCGGTTAAACGGCTTCAAGATGTTCAAGCACAAAAGAAACTATTTCGAGGACTTTTATGATTTTGGAAGAATTAAAAAATAAAATCACACTTGGCGATTCGTTAGAAATCTTAAAACAACTTCCCGACAAGTGTATTGATTTAGTTTTGACTGACCCTCCCTATGGAATAAATGCAAACTCGATGCAACTCGGGCGAAGTGGTTGTAAAATTCCCCGAGGTGAAAAAGAATGGGATTCGGAAATTCCGAACGATAATTTTTTTGCAGAAATGATTCGAGTTTCAAAAAATCAAATTATATTTGGAGGAAATTATTTCCCGATTTTATGGAAATTTGCGGGGAAAGGTTTTATTTTTTGGGATAAGTGTCAACCCGTTAATTCTTTTATGAATTGTTTCGCTGACGGTGAATTGGCGTGGACTTCATTCAATAAGCCCGCCAAAAGATATAAATATCCGTATTATGGAAATATTGACGGAAACGCAAAAGCCGAAGAAAAAATTCACCCAACACAAAAACCCCTCAAATTATTTGAAACGATTCTTCGGGATTACATGCCGAGAGTTGCGGGGGGGGGGGCTTCTAGTAGCAGATTTCTTTTCGGGTAGTGGAACAACTGCTGTCGCTTGCCACAATTTGGGGATTGATTTTATCGCCGTTGAAAAAGATAAAAATTTTTACAATTTAAGTTCAAAGCGTTTAGAGAACGCCCAAGCACAAATAAAATTATTTACGGAGTTTTAAAAATGTTTGAAGTTGACGACAAGGATTTAAAACAATACACGGAAAATTTAAAAAATGTTGCAAAATATGCTTACCCGGACACGGTTCGTTCAACTCTTTCAAAGGCGGCGTTTGAAACAAGTGTTATTTACAAGAAAAATGTTAAATCTTCCTTGACAATTCGTGGAGGAAAATCAAACATTGTTTTAAAATCCGTTCACTATGAAAAAGCCCCTTACAAAGAAAAAGACGTTGACAAAATGGCTTCTTATGTAGGGCAACAGGCGAAAACATACAATAAACCGACCGACCAACTCCAAAAACAAGAGGAGGGTGTAACATTAAGAGCAAAAGGAAAATTCACCTTAAAAGCGACAAAATTCGCCCGTGGTGGAAGTTACAAAAAATTTGTTCAAAAAGAAAAATTGATTAGCAGAATCAACGCTAAAAAAATTGAACAAATTGCGGCTCACCCGGTAAAAGGCGACACAGGGAAACAATTCGCCCAAGCAATCGCCGTTGTTCATAATACCCATAAAACAATAAACTTCATTCCCGACAAGCCAGCATCGGGACATAAATTCGGTATTTTTCAATTCAAAGATACAGGAACAAAAATCAATAAAAAGGGTGAAAAAGTTATTGCCGGAAAATCGGCGAAGTTGCTTTATCCATTCAAAGATAAAGCCCAAAAATTAAAAGAACGACCAATGTTAAAACCGGCAACGGACAAAATAGTTCCGAAAATGGGTGAATTTTATGTGGACGAAGCCGAGAAAAGGTTAGCAAAAGAAATGTCAAAAAAATTAAAAAATTAGAGCAATAGCGAACAATTCCCCGTTCGTTATTGCTCCGGGGAGTTTTTAATAATGTTTTTAACGAAAGAAGAGTTCGAGAAACAATATAATTTCAATTCACAATCGGGCGTTTGTCGGATTATTCGAGAAAAGAAAATTCGGCTTAATAAAGACGGAATGATTGACACAAGCGACGAATACAATATTCCGTATTGCACGAAGCGTGAAGAGAGAATCAAAAAGCAACAAAACAAACAAACCAAAGAAAAAGTTGTTGAGGAAATAAAAACAAAAAAGAACCAAAAATCAGCCGATGAAATTGCGTTAAGTATTGATTTGTTGAACGCTCGTTTGGACGAAAAGCGACAGCGTTCCGAATTGATGCGTTTAAAAATCGCAAAAGAACAAAACGAAGTTATTGAAACGGAAGTTTTGAACAGATGTATTCAAGAGATTTTCTCGGATATGATTAAAAACTTGACCGAACTTCCGAATATTTACGCCGGCGATTTGATAAAAATTGTACAATCAGAAGAACAACCAAAAGAAATAATTGTTGAATTTTTGACTCAAAAAATCACATCAACCCTTAAACTCGGTTTGACTTCGGCAAAAACTGCAACAAAGAAGTATTACGAGGGCAACTATGACAACGACATTAAGTAAAGATGTTCAAATTGATAAAATTTTTGCAATCGTTTCTGCGTTGATTCCGAATAATACGTTAATATCTGTTTCAGAATGGGCGGAATTGAATCGTTATTTGGATTCAAAGGCTTCGGGGCGTAGCGGTTTATTTGATTTTGACAACGCTCCGTATTGTAGAGAAATCGCTGACAGATTTTCAAAAAACGACCCAACGCAAGAAGTCGCAATTATGAAAGGCGTTCAACTTGGGCTTACAACTTCCGTAATTGAAAACATAATCGGTTATTCGCTTGACCTTGACCCGTGTCCGATGATGTTTGTTTTTCCGAATAAAGACCAAGCCGAAGAATATAAAAAAATTAAAATTGACGGCTTGATTGATAATTCAAATTTAAGAAGTAGAATCACTGCCGAAACCGACAATAAAAATTCAAGAAGAACAGGCGACACTGCGGCTCTTATTGAATTTAAAGGTGGTTTTTTAAAATTTGTTTCAGCAAACAACCCAAAAGAACTCCGTTCAACGCATATTAAAAAAGCGTTGCTTGACGAATTGGACGGCTACCCTGACAAAGTAGGGCAAGAGGGCGACCCGATTCAAATTGTAACAAGTAGAACCGATTCTTATTCGGAACTTGGGCGAAAAATTTGTTACAACTCAACTCCGGCATTGAAACATAATTCAAAAATTTACGCTTATTTTCTCAAAGGCGACCAAAGAAAATTTTATGTTCCTTGTCCGATTTGCGGCGAAATGCAAGAACTCGTTTTTTATCAAGCCGACGGGGGCTTATATTCAGACGAAAGAGCCGTTGTAAAAGGTAAAAACCAAACAAAAACAAAACCTTACGGCGTAATGTTCAACGCCGAACAATGTCAATCGGGCGATTATTCTTCTGTTTGTTACCGTTGCAAACATTGTGGAGGGGAGTTCAAAGACCACTTCAAACGCTCGATTGAGCAAAAAGGCGAATGGCGACCAACGGCACATTCAAAAGTCCCTCTTTTTACTTCTTACCATATTTCGGCGTTATATTCACAAACTCGCCCTTGGTGGAGAATTGTTCAAAGGTTCATTGAAGCCGGCAAAGACCCTCAAAAACTTCAAGTTTTTTACAATTTGGATTTGGGCTTGCCATTCGAACAACGAGAGGGAAACATCGAATATCAACAAGTTCACAGATTGAGGGACGATAGAAGAAACAAAAACATTGTTCCAAAAGAAGCTCTTTTTATGACTTGTGCCGCCGACGTTCAACATAACCGTATTGAAGCCGAAATTAAGGCTTACGGCGACCGATTCCGTTGTTGGGGTATCGACCATCGTGTTTTTTACGGAAACCCAATGGATATTTACGATTCTTGTTGGCAACAATTTCGAGCAATTAAAGACGAGGTTTTTACTGACGGAAGAAAAGTTGACATACAACTTGTTGACTCCGGCGACGGGGAAACACAAAGTGCCGTTTATGATTTTTGCGAAACCTTTGGCGACGGCGTGATAATGCCGTTAAAAGGTTTGAGAGTAACCGAAAGAACGAAAGAAAAAGTTCGAGTTTCTGAAATAAAAGACTATCGAATGATTTCACTTGTTGAAATTTATGTTGATTTGTACAAAAACACTTTGGCTCGTTACTTTTCGCAAGAAGAACCGTTGAACGATTCCTATTATCCCGACGGGTGGCATACATTCGCCAACTCGTACACGGACGAATATTTTCGACAATTATCGACCGAACAACGTGTTAAGGTTGTAACTCCCGGAGGAGGAATAAAAATCCAATGGAAACAACACGGGCGAAACGAAGCGTTTGACTTGAATGTTTACAACTTGGCGGCGGCTGATTTGTTTATTAAAAACTTTTCAATTTATGTTTTGGGCTTGGAATATACCGACCCGAAACGTGTTTTTGATTATCTTAAAGCGATTAGAGGTTTGACAGCCTCAAATTAAGGAGGATAAATGAGCGTTACTGGTTACACGGTGGCAGAATTAAAAGAAATAATTACTTCTTTAAAAGATGCCCAAAAACGAGCAATTAAATCGGGGGGCGTTGTTCAATATACTTTGAACTCGGGACAAGGTTCTTCAACAGTTCAACAGGCTTCGTTGTCAGCAATTCAAAGCCAACTTACCCATTATGTCCGACTTTTGAACGAAGAATTGGAATACGGTTCGGGCAGTCATTGTCAATATATTAGAGATATGGGGGTTATGTAAAAATGGTTTTAGATTTTTTGCGTGGCTCGGCAAGGGCTTTGTTTGACCGTCCTCAAAAGCGACAACAAGCGGCGATTTATCCTGCGGGAACGCTTTGGGGAATAAATTTTGACGGCGAGCAAGAGCCGGGGGCGTTGAATTGCGGCTATATTTATGACGTTGATTATTACACACTCGCTCAAAGGGCTTACACGCTTGTAACAATAAATGAGTTCGCTCGATTGATGATTTTACGATTGGTTGAATTTGTTGTTGGTACGGGGTTAAAACTTCACCCAACGCCGTTAAGAGGGTTGTTGAAAAGAATGTTCGGCATTCAAATTCCCGAAGATTTTGCGAAAAACATTCAAGAAATTTGGAGTTTAATTGAGGACGACAAAAACATCTCAATCACAAAAGACCAAAATATTCACGCTTTGGCAAGAACAGTTTATTATAACGGTTTAATTGCGGGTGATATTTTAGTTATTAAACGAATCGTAAATAAAAATCTTGAATACCAACTCGTTAATGGTTTATCCGTAAAGTCCTCTTTGGGAGTTAATTCAGACAATGGAAACAAAATCATTGACGGCGTTGAGATTGACAAGAACGAAACTCCCGTTGCCTATTATGTAGTTGATAAAGACGGGAAAGAAAACCGAATTGTCGCAAGAGATAACAAAGGGCGTTTAATTGCTTGGCTTGTCCCTTGTGGGATTAAGAGATTAAACTCAACAAGGGCTTATTCGATTCTTGGGGCGATAATGCAGAAACTCCACAAAATCGGTCAATATTCGAACGCCGAGGTTATGGCGGCGGAAACAAACGCAAAATTTGCCGCTTGGATTGAACAGGACAAAGAATCTTCGGGCGTTAATCCGATTAAAAATATTCCGGGGATTTCAAGGTTAATTGAAAATCAAGGAATCGGAGGAGAAGTTTCAAACGATACGACTCCGGGAGCAGTTGAAAGATTTAAAAATTCTTTAAAAAGAATTGCTTCGGGCTTGTTTATTCACATGCCAAGAGGTCAAAAACTTAATTCTTTTGACACTAAACGTCCAAACGTGAATTACACTCAATTTCTCGACGGTTCAATGAAATATAATTGTGCTTCGTCGGGTGTTCCTTTTGAGGTTGCAACAATGCAATTCTCGAATAATTTCTCGGCTTCGAGAGCGGCGTTGAAAATGTTCGAAGTTATTCTTTTGAACAACCGTCAATTTACAATCGTTGATTATTTTTATCAACCCGTTTACGAACAAGTGTTTGAACTTGAATGTTTGAAAAATAACATCGATGCTCCGAGATATTTACAACTCAAAAACGACGACGGTTATTTGGATAACGCATACACAAAAGCGAAGTTTGTCGGCGTGAAAATTCCTCATATTGACGAGGTCAAGGAAGTAAACGCCGTTCTTTCAAAATTAAAAGGTGGATTGATAACCTTTGAACAGGCTTTGGAAGATTTGGGAATTATGACGGATTTCGATACTATTATCGAACGTAGAAAAATTGAAGAGGAAAAAATCAAAAAAGCCGGTTTAAAATTCGAAACATTGTTCGCCCCTGACGGCGGCGGTTCAAATGACGACGATACAGAAATTGACAAAAAAGAAATTACAAGGAGAAAGTAAAATGACAAAAGAAAAGAAAATCAAGGTTTCAGAATTGCCCGAAGAGGAACAAAAAGCCCTCATAAGCGAAGCGATGTCGCTTGGTATTCAAGGCATTTTGACAGGTTGGGGCGTTGAAACCTTAAAAAACAAAATTGAGAAAATCAAAGCCCAAAAAGGCGACAATTCTCAAACCGAACAAACTCCTCCTCAAACGGAAAAACAAAACGGCAACGAAGAACAACAAGCCGAGGAGCAAGGCGACAATTCTCAAACCGAACAAACTCCTCCTCAAACAGAAGAACAAAACGGCAACAAAGAACAACAAGCCGAGGGACAAGGCGACGGCGAACAACAAACAGACGAGGAACTTCCCGACGGCTTGGACGATGAAGCGAAAGATTTTTTAAACGGTAAAACCGACGTATTACCACAAAATGCCGAAGAAATTACAGTTCAAGAAGCCGAAGAACTTCAAAATAAGACTCAAAAGAACGAACCAATTCCGGGCGAAAAAATTGTTGTTAAAGAAAAAACAAAACGACTAATAAACGGAATTTGTCATATTTGCGGCTCAAAAGTTGTTGACGGTGTTTGTCAAGGTTGCGGCTTTAAAAGATAGGAGTTTAAAAAATGGCAGTAAAACTTAAAGGCGTTATCGGTTGGGATTTTGACGGAATCGAATTGGCGAATAAGATTTCTTCTTTATCGGGCGACATTGAATTTGAAATTGACTCGCCGGGTGGTTCGGTGTCCCAAGGAATTTCAATCGCAAACGCTATAAAAAATTATAATCGGGGCAACTGTAAAATGCACGTTGTCGGCGATTGTTCTTCAATGGCTCTATATATAGCGATGTTTGGCGACGGCGAGATTGAGTTCGAACCAAACTCAATCGCAGTTGCTCATAATCCTTGGGGGACTGCCGTTGGCGATTATAGGGTTATGGAAAAAGAGGGTAAAATTTTAAAACAAATGTCGGAACTTTACGGCAAGGCGTTTGTTCGCAAGGGGCTTTTTAAAGAATCAGAAATTCGTGCCTTAATGGACGAAGAAACGTGGTTTATGGGCGACAATTTGAAAAAACTCGGGAAAGTTCTTGACGAAAATTCGAGCAACGATTCAGGCGGAACGCCGAACGGTGGTTCTGATTTAAACGAAACGCCGGATTTAAAAATTGCGGCTTTCCGAAAAAGAATCGAAGATGCCCAAGCAAAAATCGACAAGTTGAAATTTGGAAACGAATTAGACAAAGTGGCGGCGTTGATTTCACCGCAACAATTCAACAGCTCAACCGTTGAACAAAAAAATGGAACAGTAGAAGAATCAAAAGGAGAAACAAAAATGGTTAAAAGTTTAGAAGAATTAAAAACACAAAACGCCGCAATCTACGACGAAGCAAAGGCAGAGGGTTGCAACGCTGAAAGAAAAAGAGTTGCGGCTCTAATGAGATTTAATGAGATTGCACCAAAAGCAGTTGCAAAAGCGATTGAGGACGGTGTAGGGATTGCCGACGATGATTTCCAAGCGGCAATTCTTGAAGCAAGAATCAAAGGAAAAGAAGTTGCAGAAATGGAAAAAACAAACCCTCCAAAAATCGACCCAAAAGCCGAAACGCACGAACCTGAAAATAAGGACGGCGAACCAAAGCCTAAAACCGAAGAGGAAAAGGCGAAAGCGTTAAAAGAAGCAAAAGAAAACGATTATAACGCTTTAATGGTGGCTATGGGTTTTGAAGTAGAAAAATAAAACTCTATCCCTAATAATAAATAATTATCTAAGTATCGACGGGCGTTTTGCCCGTCTTTTTGTTGCACAAATTTTTGAAATTTAAGGAGATACAAAAATGACACATATTGACAATTCAAGAATATTCCACGAGGGCGTTTACACTGATGCAAGTGTTTTAGTTCCCGCAAATACAACTTATAAAGTTGGAACAGTTTTGGGAAGAAACAAAGCCGGCAAATTGACAGCCTTTTCGACTGACAATAATGTTGCGGCTTCAACAGACGTTGAAGCGTTTACAACTTCCCCTCTTTATGTATTGGCTCAAACAATTACAAATGAATCAACTTCACAGGCTGAAACAATCGACCTTGTAAGAGTGTTTGATTCCGGGGCGGTTGATAAAGCGGGCTTGATTTTTGTTAAATCAGCCGATGCAAGCGACGTGAAAGTTCTTGACGAGATGAAAGTTAATAACTTCCGTTTACTTGGGGTTGAAGAATTGACTGAATCAACTCCACTTGCTTAATTAAGCAATCCTAAAAATCCAACCCAAAAACGTATTACAAAACAAAAGAAAAGGAGATATAAAATGCCACAATTAGAAAATATTAAAAAGGTTATGGAAGTTGGTTTCGACAAAAAACAAAAACCGTCAATGTTGCTTTCAAACTTATTTAAAGCTAAACAATTAGACGGAATTAAGGTTGAAATTCAAGGTCGTAGCGTTAGAAATTTTTATTCAGTTGATGTAAAACTTGGCACGGGTGGTCGTTACAATTCCCTTGATGAATACGACAAAAAAGATTTCGTTGTTCCTGAATACAACGACATCGCAAATTTAAGCGAAGAGGACGTTTTCAAGGCTCAATTCGGCGAAAACGAATACGAACAAACTTCAAAAGTTATCAACTCAATCAATGACGGTCAAGAAATCTTTTCAGATAAACAACGTCGTGCCGAAGAAAAACAGGCTTCCGATGCGTTATTCTATGGGAAAGTTGCTCTTTGTGGTGGAAACAAAATTGAATATAACAAAAAAGCAACTCATAGCATTTCTGTTGCTGATAAAAAATGGAATACAGCGGACAGCGACCCAATAGAAGTAATAAAAAATGCGATTGCTCTTTGTTTGTCTGACGGTAATTTTTCTGCCGCTGAATGGAATTTATTTTTTGAAGAATCAGGTTTGGATGCTTTCTTAAGAAATAAAAACGTTAAAGCGAACTCAAATTGGAATGAGGGAATCAAAAGAACCGATATCAACATGCCGATTGAAGCAACTCCGGGGGGTATGTTCCACGGCAGAATTTCGGTTGGTTCTTACCTTGTTAATATTTGGAGTTATAACGAAAAATATGTTGTTCCGAAAGGTTACGGCTTTGCTCACGAGGGCGAAGAATTTGGTTATATTCCGAGCGGTTGTGCGTTGCTTGTTCCAATGAATCCAAACTTCAAAAGATACTATGGAGCAATCAATAATGTAAACGCCCCAACAACTCCGGGAATTGGTGGTAACAAATTACAACTCGTTAAAAAACAACAACTTCCTTACGCTTATGATGTATTGGTTGACGGTTCAGCAACTACAAAATACGGCTTAAAATCCCGTCCGTTGTTAGTGCCGGTTGATGTAGATAGTTTTGCAACTATTCATAATATCGTTTAAGAGGTGTTGTGAATGGGCATTTTAGACGAATTGCTTGAAGTTCACAAAGAAACCGTTCTTATTGACGGGAACGGTTTTGCCGTGGACTGTGTATTAAAACCAACCTCAACACATTCGGGCTTTAATCTTCAAGGTTTTTCAACTTTTATCGGGCTTTCGTTCAATGAAAACGGAGTTGGTTTTTTTGGCGATTCGTTTGAATTGACAATCAATGTAAAATCTTTGAAAAAACTTACTGATTTAATCCCGACGAGGGCGTGGAGCGTTGGTGTCAAATTCCCACAAATGAACGGGGAATTGGTAAATTTTAAAATTGAAGATGTGGCGACCGATAGAACTTTGGGGACATATTTAATCAAATGTTCTGCTTCGGCAACTTCGGGAAGTGGAATGACCGTCAAAAGACAACCGTCGGGGGGTATGTAATGATTCCGGAAATAATAACTCCAATGAATTTCACGCTTGTTCGAGATTTTATTTGTAACAACTTGCGAGATGTTAGGGAAAATCAAAAAGAACTTGCAAAAAAGGGAGGAGCGACCGACGAATGGATTAACGAAACAATTCATTTCACGATTTTTCCTAAAAGATTTAGATTCCCGAACGTCGAAGAAATGCCGTGTGTTTTTGTTTATTTTGACGAAACGACTTACCCGACCGACGAACAAGATGTTTACGAAAACGAAGCAACGGCGAATCTTGTTGTTGAATATTATGCAACAGGCTTGAACGGGAATGACGAAAATCGGACTGCTGATTCAAACGCCGAGGATAGATTGAACTATTTGACGGCTCAACTTTACAAAATCTTATGTTCGGAAGCGACAAATATTTATGAAGCGACCAACAGGATTGTAAAACAATTCACGATTAAAAGTTGGAAACGGACGGCAACGCCGGAACTCGACAACACGGCGGCGACGGTTCTTGGTGCTAGGTTTGAATTTAATGTTGGTTTTGCCGAACCGACTCATTACGCTAACACGACCGAAATCAAAGAATTTTACACAAAAGCAAATATTCGGGAAGAATTTATTGACCCGTATGTTAGGCACATTGTAACAACAAAAGGAGAATAAAAAATGGCAATCACAAAAGGACTTGACGTTTTGGCTATTGCATCAGCAACAAGCGTAATTGTCAAACAAAAAAATCAACAAAAAGCGGCGAACCTACGTCCCGAATTGATTGTTTGTTTGGGGCAAGCCCAAACAGGAAAAACAACCAAAAACGGAGAGTTGGTTTTGGCTTCCGGCAACGCTGACGACATCGGAACAATTTATGGATTCGGTTCACCGTTGCATAGAATGGCGAAAAAGTTATTCCCAAAAGCCGGCAACGGTTCAAAGGTTGACACATATTTTATCGCCGTTCCCGAGCCAAAAACTGCCGAAGCCGAAGTTAAAACATTAAAAATCACGGCGGCAAACAAAATTCTAAAATCTTTCAATGGTTATTTTGTTTTAAACGATTTAACCTTTGAAGCGGCGGCAGATGTAGTCGGCAAAATTGCGACGGCATTTCACAACAACCCTGCACAAGATGTTAAAAGTACAGATTTAAACGCTTTTGAAAAAACGGCGATTCCGTTCACTTTTGCAAAAGGAATGAGCGTTGAAGAATGTACTTCGGCTTTAAAGGAAACTTTGGACGAATATTTAGAACTTCCATTCACGATTGAATTATTGGAGGAAAGTTCTGCAGTTGTCGGTTTAAAATTGACGGCAAAATGGAAAGGTTCTGATTCAATTTTTAATTTTGATATTGTTGACGAAGATGGCAACGCCGTTGATTCTTCCGTTTACGGCGTAACATTCGCAATTACAAGAGCGACAGAGTCTGCGGGCGTTGGAGTTTATAACGATGAGATTTTAGGCTTGTTGAATACTGAACTTGGTGTTACAAGGGTTGTTTCTCAATTCGCAACTTCAACCATTCTTGATTCTTTACAAGAAAAATTTGAAGCGTGGAGAAACGACGGTTTAATTGCTCAATATGTAACTTGTTATTCAGCAATTCAAGCACCCGAGTCAAGCGACGTTGCGGGAACTTGGGACGTTGCTTCGTTGATTGAAGTTGGCACGGGTCGTCGTAACGATGCAATCAATGTTCAAATTGTCGGCGACGTTGGTAATCTACGCTCGTTAGAATATCAAGAAAGAAATCGTTTATTGAAAGCCGGCTTTTCAAATATTGTTCGAAAAACTGACGGCTCATATCGTTTAATGGATTTGGCTACATTCTATCACCCGGTAGGAAAAACAAACCCATTATTCAGATTTGACCGTGATTCAACAGTTGTTGGGAATATTTGTTACGACCTTATGTCAACATTCAGAGATTCTGACGAATGGAAATCGGTTATTCTTATGGCGACTGGCGACATTACAACAAACCCAGCCGTTCGCACGTTGGCTGATATTAAAGCCGCCGTAAATACAAGAATTTCTTTATTGGGAAGAGCGGGTTTTATTGCAAACTATGTTGAAGCCCAAGAAGAAACCGAAGTTGAAATCGACCAAAGCAACCCTAACCGTGTAAATATAAATCCGAAATTCGATATTTCCGGCACGGGTAGAATCTTCGATATTGTAAACTTTATCGGTTTTAATTTCAAAGGCTAAAACGTACTAACGACGGCGTTTTTCATTTTTTATAGGAGGGCTTTTAAGTCCTCTTTATTCGTAAATAGGTATAATGACAAGCCGACGGCAATTTTAAACGCCTTAAATCGGGTGTAGTGCTTTTGGTAAAATTTAACATTTTCCCAACGCACCGACTGCCGTGGCTCGTACAAAATAAAAAAGGAGAATAAATTATGGCGAAAGTCGGTGATGCCGTTTCCCTTACAATAAACGGCATAAAATTCAAAATTCCAAAAGATACAGAGCCAAACATCATTGAAGGCGGCGACACAATCACAGATACTCAACCATTCGGGGACGGTACGGCAGATGCGTACGTTTCAAGAAATATTGCAAGAATAACAGGTTTAAAAATTAAAGTTGACGAAACGCTTGAAAAATCATTTAAGAGCGTTAAAGCGATGACCGACATTCCTTTTGTTCTTCAATGTGTTTCAAAATCTTATGAACTTACGGGTTGTATGGTTGGTGAAACTGAAATTTCAGCAACCCGAGGAATTACAAACGAATTTGAGGTTCATTGTACAGACGGAAGCGGTATTAGAAAATCTTAGTCCGTTGGTTTTATTGCGGAATAAAAGAATGGACGAAGTGGCAAGGGTTGTTTCGACGACCCTTGTTTTTTAAAAACTAACAACCAATAGGAGGGAGAAAAATGGGACTTTTGACAAATTCAGTTTCTTTAATTGGACGTGTCGGAAAATATAAAGAATGTAAGGCGTTTGAAACGGGGGGTATGTTATGCACAATTAACATCGGCGTTAAGACGGGCGAAAAATGGAATAATCTTTTTATTGATTTTTTCAACACAAAAACAAGACCCTTAGCCGAGGAGGTTGGTGAATATGTAAAAGAGGGTGAATATTTGCAAATTAAAGGTCGCCTTGTCGAAAACAAATTCACCCCAAAATATTTACAAGGTCAAGTTGACGAAAACGGAAATCCGTTGACGGTTTCGCAAACAAAAATTGTCGGCTTTGATTTCAAGCGAGTTCGTTACAACGAAGAAAATGAGGAGTGGGAACTTAAAAATTAAAACGTGTAAATCGTTTTTGATTAAAGTATTACAAAAAATCTAATTAAACATAAGGAGAAAGAAAAATGAATAAATCAGAAATTCGAGTTTTAATGACCGAAGAACAGGCAAAAAATGTTTTAAACGATATTAAGAATAAAATTTGCGAAGTGGATTTGGACGAACTTTGTGGCGATAACAATATCGAGAACAACGACGAAAAGACATCGCAAATTTATAAAAAAGTTTTGCAAGCGATTCGTTGTGGACTTGTTCAATGGGACGATGAAAAAAATTGTATGGTTCAACGCTTAATTCACCCTTTGCAATCGGGCGAAATTTCGGCGAATGAATTGTATTACCAAAACAAAATCAAATTCGGCGATTCCAAGGATTTTAAAAACGACCAAAACGGCGAAGTTATGATTCAATCTTTGTCAAATATTACGGCTCGCCCAACACAACTAATTGAACAGTTAATGGGACAAGATTTGTTGATTTCTATTGGTTGTATGGGTTTTTTCGACAGATAAACAATTTTGTCGGTAGTTATTACGCCGATATTTTGCTCGCATGCGGTTGGGAAACTGTAACAGGCGTTTTGAATTTGTATATTCCCGAGTTGGTAGAATTTGGGCGACGTTGTAAGAAAATAAATAAGGAAAATTTTCAATGGGCGTAACTAATTTTAGTATTTTTTCAAAATTTTTAGCGAAAGACGGGGTTTCCCCCGTCTTTTCTAAAATGTCGAAATCTTCAAAAAAATTCGACAATAACACAACAACGGCGTTCGCAAAAGCAAAAGCCGGGGCGACTGCCTTAACGGCTTCTTTAAAAGGCTTAGTGTTAGGGCTTACCGCCGTTGCAACTGCCGTTCCCGTGAAAGGCTTCGCCGATTGGGAAAAAGGAATAAACAACGTCTATGGTTTGATGAGTCAAAACGAAATCGAAACCTATGGAAACAAAATCAAAGAATTATCGAAAAACGCTATCCGTCACGGTGTTTCAATAGAAGATGCTAACAAAGCATTATTCGACACAATTTCTGCGATGGGTGTTTCCCAAAAATCATTCGATACATACAATCAAGCTCTTGTTTTGGCGAAAGGTGGTAACGCTGATTTGTCAACTTCAATAAGTGGCTTAACGGCTGTAATCAACGCTTGGGGTGCGGCGAATACCGATGCCAAAACGGCGGCTAACGCTATGTTCACGGCTCAAAAATTCGGCGTAACAACCGTTCAAGAATTGGCGGGTTCAGTTGGACAAATTGCCCCAACTGCGAGAGCGGCGGGCGTTTCTATGGAGGAAACATTGGCAACAATGGCGGCTCTTACGAAAGGTGGTATGTCAACGGCTGATGCAACAACGGCGTTGAGAGCAACATTGACGGCGTTTATTAAACCGTCAAAAGAAGCAAAAGAAACTCTTGAAGAATACGGAATTGCGAGCGACCTTGTACAATTACGTCAACAAGGTTTAGCAACTACTTTGTCAAAATTGATAAAATTACAAAAAAGCCACCCGGCGGAAATTGCAAAAGCAATTCCAAACATCAGAGCATTAAACGGGGCTTTGGCGATGAACGAAGAACGCATGCAAGATGTTGACAAGATTTTAAAACAAGTTCAAGTTGATATTAAATCGGGTACAGGCTTAAAAGAAGCGTTTAATCGTATGGCGACAGGTGATGCCGCAACAATGGCAAACACTATGGGGGCTTTAAATATTGCGATGATTCAACTTGGAGAGTTGATTTCGCCAATACTTATGCCACTTGTAAAAGGTTTTGGAGATTTGGTTTTTAATTTATCCGAAATGTTACCAAAATTAGAACCCGTGGTTTCTTATATTGTAAATCTTAGAGATAATATGAAATCACTTGGGGAACATTTAAAGCCGTTGCTTGTATTTTTGCCTGCCGTAACGGGGTTGTTGTCGGGGCTTGCCGTATATAAAACCGTTCAATTCTTCCAGTTAATGAGAGTTCAAGCGGCGTTGTTCAGTATGGAATTAAAAGCAAACCTTATTCCTCAAATACTCGCTTCAATTCCGGCAATTTGGAGTCAAACGGTCGCATTATTGGCGAACCCTCTTGTTTGGATTCCGGCGGTGATAGTTGGTGTTATTACTGCTCTTGTTCTTCTTTGGAAAAATTGGGACACGGTAACGGCAACAATAAAAAAATGGTGTAGCGTTGCAAAAACTGCTTTTGCTGAATTTTGGGCGAAATGTAAAAGCGTTTTTAGTGCAATAGGTAATTTCATTAAAGAACATTTTATTGACATTTTACTTATGGCACTTGGTCCGGTCGGTCAAATAATAAATTTGATTCGGCGAATGCCAGAAGTTTTGAAAGCCTTACATATAAAAGGCGATATTTTCAAAATCAAAACGGACGACGACAACAAAAACCCTCAAAAGAACCCGTCGGTCAAAGGTAGTAAAAACGGTTCAATCGAAGTTAAAACAACGATTGACAACAAAACGGGCTACAAGGCGACAACATCAACATCACTACAAAGCCCAAGTAATTTAAAACTAAAACCGGCTCATTAAAAAAATAAGGAAATAAAATGTCTGTAATTGATTCTTTACAAGATATAACTTGGACTTCCCCAAAGGGGCAAGCGTTCACGCTTAAAACTCTTACGAGTGGTTATTCTCAAAAACACATCGGGGAAGTGAAAGAAAACCCGAGAACGTCTGTAACAAGTTCTTCGTCGGCTCGTTCGGGTTCGTCAACAAGTGGGAAGAAATCGAAAAAGAGCAAAACATCTTCATCAAGCGGAAGTTCTCATTCAACTTCGGTTTCAACTTCGCAAGCGACGAAACGTGTCGGCGATTCAAACGATACTTTTACGGATATGGGAATCGGTGGACGTGATGTTTCTTTTGATTGTTACTTTATCGGGAAAAATCATTACACGCAAGCCGAAGCGTTTAGAAAAGCCCTTTGTCAAGTTGGAAAATCAAAACTCCAACTTGCTTATGGCGATGCTTTTACAGTCAATGTAATTAGTTTTGAAGTAAAAAACACGTTGACCGAAAAAGTTAATTCAACCATAATAACGGTAAATTGGCACGAAACATCGGCTTCAAAATATCCCGAAGCCAAAAAGAGCAAACAAAAAGAAGTAAAAAATCAAGTTGCCGACTTGAAAGAGAGTGTCGCAACTGCCGTTGAAAATACAACAAACGCTATTGAATCGCCAACACGTTTGGCAACATTCAATTCAAAATTTCAAGGCGTTTTGAGTAAAGTTTCTTCGGCTCTCGACACGGCAAACAATGTAACATTAAATTCCATAATGTCCGACATTTTAGGACAAAATTTAATGTCTAATTCTTTCACAGTAACATCACAACTCGGGATTATTTTTTCAAAATCGGCTTCGATTGTTAGAAAACTTAAAACGGCAGGGTCTTCTTATTCTTTGTTGGGGTTTTCGTCGTTTTTTAATGGTTTTCAAACTTTAATTGCCAGTTTACAAACAACAAGTTTAAGTAATTCAATAAGCGAAACTCTTACGCCTGAACAAAGGGACGAATTGATTTTAAATGATTCAATCGCTTCGTCTGTTATTGCATCAGCCGCAGAGGGGTTGTTAGATTACGATTTTAGCACAAGGGACGAAGCCGTTGAAGCCGTCAAAAATCTTGAAAATTTAAGCGACGATTGGTTTGATTTTGCCGACGAGATAAGTTCAAAAATAACGGACTTGAACGATGCCTATGTCCGAAGCGATGATGTCAAAGATATTGTTTCAAAGGTTTCAAATGATATTCTTGACCGCTTGTTTAAATTAAAAGTTGAACAAAAAATTATTTTGGCTGAGGACACAACGCCGCTTGAATTGGCTTACAAATACTATAACGAAGATTTTCGTAACGACCCCGACGGAACGTTGGAATATTTAATTCAAACGAACAAACTTGTTGACGAGGAATTTTTCTTGATTCCACGAGGACGGGAAATAAAAATATATGTATAAAGTTTTTACAAAAACAGAAAAAGACACTTGGGACGATATTTCTCGCCAAGCATACGGAACGCCCGAAAAAGGTGGCGATATTGCAAGGCTTAACAACAACATCGAATCCGGCGAAGTTTTGGTTCTTGAAGAATCCGAAACCGAAACGGACGATGTTCAAGTTGAGGGTGAAATCTATTTAAGGCACGGCGACGTTAATTATTCTGATTTCTCGGAGTGTACGCTTTTTGACGGTTTAGAATCAGTAAAAGGGGCTTTGTTTATCTTCAACCAAACGGGTGGGGATTATGATTTTTCTTTCACCGATTCCGTTACGGTTGTTGACGAGCAAGGCTTATTTTTAAAAGGTCGAATTGCAAATATTCGTCCGTGTCTTTCAACTTCGGCTAATTGGATTCAAGTTGAAGTAAAATCCCACGCCGGAATTTTACTTGAAACCGATATGCCAAACCCGTTTGAATTTTCAAACAGTTCTATTCGTGGAGTTTTAGAACAAATTGCGGGATATTATAACCAAAAAATTACTTTTTCAAACGAAGCCGAATTAAACGAAGTTTTTACAAACGAAATCGGAACATCGTTCACGGCTGAAAAAAACGAAAAAGTTTGGGATTTTATGAGAAGAATTTGTCGTTCTCGTGGGTTGCTAATAACCGACACGGGCGACGGGTTGTTTATCGGGCGTTATAAACCAAACACGGAAGAAAAATTGAATTTGATTGACGGTGAGTGTTTGGGCGTGAAAGAAATTCGAGCCGAGTTCATAACGGACGGATTGGCTCGAAATTATGAAATAAATTCTCAATACCCGACAATCGACACGGCAACAATTCAAATTCCGTTCCCCGTTCCAATAACAAAGAGAATTGATTCGAACGATTGTAATTCGTTAGATTTGGCGAGTGTAGGGCGACGGTTTGCATGCTCGGAGATTGGAAGCCATTTTAAATTTTATGTTTTGTTGAGCGAAAACCTTTATATTAAATCGGGTGATTTTGCCGTTCTTCAAAACGAAAAAATCAAAATATTTGAAGAAACTGATTTGGTGATTGAAACCGTGGAACGTCGCCACCCCGACGAAACACTTCTTGTCTTAACGCTTCCGTGTGCTTATACCTATGAAATACCCGAAACGCTTCCGTTGTGTGATTAAAATATAGAGGTTCTATGTTTTCAAAAATTAAAATTTCAGAAATATTTCATAATTTACAACTGCGATTTTTCAATACAACATCAATGTCGGGACGGGCTTCGAAGCTCGTCCAATTCCACTCCGGGGGTGATGATTTTTGTCCGATTCCCGAATGTGAGGGTTTGGGCGATTGTATAGGAGGAAACCCCGCCGACGGTTTTGTTCTCGCTTGGCGAGATGATGTTACGAGAAAATCAAAGCCCGGAGAGAAAAGAATCTATGCTTTGAAAAAAGACGAGGAAACGGGCGAAGTTGTTGCAGTTGGCGAAGTTTATTTACAAAACGACGGCTCAATTTTAATTTCAGGTTCAAAAGATTTAAACATCGTTGTTCTTGGAAACGCTAAAATTTCAGCCGACACAGTCGAACTCGAAGCAACAAATATTTCGAGTTCCGGGGCGTGGGTTCATAACGGTAATTTTACTGCCGACCACATCGAATCAGGCGACGGTGCAAGTGGAACATTCGACAAAACGCAAGCGAACAAAGGTATTGTTACGGGAGGTTCTTAAAAGCGTGAGCCGTGTGTGTAATAAAAACGGAAACGGTGAGTTTTCGTTTTTATGTAACCGTACGATAGCGACGTAAAAATTTTGGTACAAAATTTAACAGGAGCAAAAATGGATATTTTGTTAGAAGATAATGGCGACGGAGCAGAGGTTATTTTACAAGGTGGCGACCTTAAAGGCGACGGCACTTTATACAACGCCGTTTATTTATCTTTGTTTAATGGTGAAAGTATCGCCAACGCTTTTGAAGATTACGAGAGCGACGACGAATTTGAAGAATCTTTGAATTTGCCAATAACGGCTCAAAATTTGAAAATCGTTCAAAACAAAGCGAATAATTGCTTAAAATGGTTGCTTGATGAGAATGTAGCCGAATCGGTGGATTGTTTCGCTTACGGTGGACTTGAAAACAAAATTGAACTCGACATTTCAATCACCGAGCCAACAGGCGACAACCAAGCGTTCGGGATTGTTTGGAATAATCAAAAAGCAGTATTGAAAACGAAGTGAGGGTTTAAAAAGTGGCTAACTTTACAACAAAAACTATAAAAGAAATTTTTGATTCTTTTATGGCGAAATACAATGTCTTAAGAAATAAATATGGCGACAATTCGCCTTTACTTAAAAAATCTTTTATAAAAACAATCGGTTATTCAATCGGGGGCGTTGCGGCGACAATTTGGCAGATGTCCGTTTGGGTTTTAAAACAAATATTTCCTCAAACTTGCGACCTTGAAGCCTTGCTTTTGTGGGGTGGGCTGATTGGAGTTAATTACAATTACGGACAATCAACAAACTTAACAATAAAATTAAATAACGTAACGGCTTCTTATTTAGTTTCGGGTACAGTTTATAAAGATTTAAGTACGGGTTTAATTTATAAAACCGTTTCCCAAGTAAACGCCGAGAATGGTCAAATAATTACAACAGTTCAATGCACGACATCGGGCGAAATCGGGAATATCCCCGTCGGGACTGTTTTGAATATCGCTAACCCTCTCGACGGGATTCCGTCAACTGCAGAAGTTACCGAAATTAAAATTGAGGGAACGGCTGACGAAGAGGTTGAAGTTTATCGGAAACGTGTTCTTTACGGTTTTAAAAATAAAACTGAATCGGGAAGTCCGATTGATTATTATAATTGGGCGTTGGAGGTTCCGGGAATTGTTGATGCTTTTCCATACCTTTTAAAAGAGGGAATTATGACATTATTTCTTGTCGCCAACGGTTCGGGCAAAAATCGAACTCCGTCGGGCGAAGTTACTCCAAACCCGTTCCCCGAATGGGTGGAGGGAAATTTTAAAGAATTTGACGGTTCGGGGCAATTTTTACAAGTTGCACAATCAATCGAGGGGTCGGAAATTGGAGTTCATAATCGCCGACCGGCTACGGCTACCGTCGAATTAAAAACCCCGAATTATACGGCGTTCGATGTTGAAATAAGCGGTTTAACCGATATTTCATATAATGAAGCAATTAAAAATGCCATTGTAAATGTTTTGGACGGCAAAAAGCCGCACATCGTGGTTTTAAATTATCCCGTTTCAAAAGCAAAAATCAACCAACCCGAACTTTCGGCTTCGTGTTTGAGTATTCTCGACGGTGAAACATTCACGTCGTTTATTTTGAAAAACGATTCGGGGGTTGTAATCAACGAAGCAATTTTGGGGATTGGTTGTTTGGCTTATTTAAGAACTTTAAAAATCAATGATTCAGTATTTTATACAAGCGAGGGCGAATAATGAAATCCGTTGAAATTGCTTTTAAAAAATTGTTAGGTAAAGGGCGAGCGTTTAAAACCCCTCTCGGGTTTATGTCCGAATTTTTAGATCTGCTTGCTTCTCCATTCGCCGAATTGAAAGATTATTTTCTAAAACTGAAATATACTCATTTCCCGACAATAAATGTTGATAAAAATGACATTGTAAACGGTGAGGAGTTGTTCGGAATAAAAGAAATTGAGGGAATGACACTTGAAGAGCGTGCGGCAAATGTCGAATCTCAATGGAGTAGTTTTGCCGGTTGCCAAACTTTCAAGCAAATTGAAACAATTTTAAGAAAAAAGGGTTATTCCGTAAAAATTATTGAAAATATTCCTCAAAATTACAACACATACGGGGCGAGGTTAATCGGTAACGGCTTTATTATTACCCAAAGGGGGAAAGACGACCCGATAAAAATAACAAATGGCAAACATACATTCATTGTTCAATCGGAATCGTTTTACAACGAAGCCGATTTTTTGAAAATTGTTGAAGCCGTGGCAAAAAATAAGCCCGGACACAATTCGGCTTATTTTATCCCAAGGTATTTAAGAAAAAAAGAAATCCACGGGAAAATGACAAAAAACGAAATGCAAGCACTTATGAAAAAGTGTTATTGCGATTGTAGAACGGTAAACGAACATTAAGCGGCTTGTCGGCAGAGGGTGGAGGATTGCGAGGAGCAATCCGAACCCGTTTAACGCCGACAAACAAGAAAAGGAGGGCGAGATGCCGAACTATACAGAAACAATAAATTTAAAAAAAACAAATATGGCGACCGACGGCGACGATTTTTTTATGTTTGATAAAGATTTGGACGAAAATTGGGACAAAATCGATGATTCTATAAAAGCCATAATCAACAAGCAAAACGCAACAGGGATTCCCCCGTCAAATTGCTATAAATTAAAAATTGAAAAAACCGATATTTCTTTTAACGCTTGGAAGAATACGGACGGCGACATTGTTTTAACAACGTCAGCAACTCCAACGGCAAGCGACAAAATATTTACTCAAAATGGCGATGTATTTACGCAAACCGACAATGTTGTTACTTCTTACGATTCGGAAACAACCTCAATCGTTGTAAATGAAGTTACATACACAAGAGAATCGGCAAGCGACAAATCAGCCGTAAAAAACGAGTTGAATTGGTGCGACCCACAAGATACGGTTATTGAAAATCAACTTTGTTGTACTTGGCAAGGAACAAAGTTAGTCCGTAAAAGTGGCGAATCGCCAAAGAACCAAGACGACGGCTTTTTGGTTGAGGATTTGCAAACAAGAAACAAATACGCAAACGCTCCACTTGTTGAATATTTGACGGCTGATTCAAATTATCAATATATGGTATTTCCATATTCAACAAACGGCGTTTATTGTATTTCGTCAAGAAATCAGTTTGATTCGGCTTGGATTTTCGGTTTTGAAATCAACACAAATTCAAATCCTAAACAAGCCGTTAAATATTTGGAGGATAACGCAAACTTCACTCCTGCAGATATGAACTTTACGACAAACGTCTTTGATTACAACTCTTGGAAAAATTCGCCATTATTTGACAAGTTCGCTCCCGTTATGCTTAAAAAAGACGGTACAGTTGGCGAATATTTATTACCCGACGATTACACGTTGCAAATTGACGGCGTTACTCCGTCGCATATTGCCGACGATACATACGACGGCGACGGCATGTGTCAAGTCGGTCAATTATGGGTAAGTCGTAAAAAATACGGTGGTAAATATCAATTCAGAGTTTCAAATAAGAAAATAAACAATTCTTACGAATGTATAACCCATAAACGAGCAGACGGTTCATATACTGATTTTTATTATCGTTCATTGTACGATTGTGCGTTAATTAACGGCAAAAACCGTTCAATTTCGGGTAAAGCACCGAATGTTAATACGGCAGGTAATACTCAAATCGCTAACTCCAAAGCAAACGGAGCAGGCTACAATGTAGATGAGTTAAACTTCCGATTATTAATAAACGATTTGCTTGTTTTGGTTGGTGGCTCATTGAATACGCAAGAAGTGTTCGGTACTGGTCGCCATTCAGGGGGTACACAAAACGGCTATAACCAAGTTGTTTCAGGTACACTCGACAAAATGGGTATGTTTTACGGCGACAACAACAACGGAGCCGTTAAAGTATTTTATATCGAAAATTGGTGGGGTAACGTTTGGAAAATTACAAACGGTCTTTTAACAAGTGGAGGACAATTCTATTATAAGGCTTGCGAATCCACTCAAGACGGCTCAACTATTGGCGAATATCCTCAAACTTCGGTTACTGGTATGATTCCGACAGGAATAAATGTTGGAACTCAAAACCAATTATACATAAAAGAAGAGGAGTTTGTTGACGGACTTGGCTTGTTGCCGACATCAGCAACGGGAGGTTCATCGACTACACGCTTTGCCGACGGCTTATGGTCGAATAGTGGTATTGTTGGCTTCGCCCGTTTCGGGTGTTGTTCGCACGACGGCTTTCTTGTCGGGGCGTTCGCTCTCCATGTGTACGGCGTGGTTTCGTACTCGGATTGGGTTTTCGGCGTGGCTCTCTCTTACAAAAAACCTCTTTCGGGGGGATAACGGGGGAACTCCCCCGTGCTTTGTTTAAGAGCATTATAAAAAAATTAGGGTTTTAGTTTGTGGCTTCGCCCGTTTCGGTGGTAGTTCGAACGAGGGTTTCCTTGTTGGGGCTTTCGCTCTCAATGTGAACGACGTGGTTTCGAACTCGAATTGGAATTACGGCGTGGCTCTCACTTACTTAATAAAAAATAAAATTAGGGTTTTAGTTTGTGGCTTCGCCCGTTTCGGGAGTTGTTCGAACGACGGCTTTCTTGTCGGGGCGTTCGCTCTCAATGTGAACAACGTGGTTTCGAACTCGGATTGGAATTACGGCGTGGCTCTCACTTACTTAATAAATACAAATAAAATCTTATAATGCAGACTAAAATCCTTGCCACTTGGCAAAAATTAAGCCGACCAAGAGGTATGGGTTAGTAAGATTGCCAAAAATCCATAAGGCTTATAAGTAAGAGAACTTCTTGGAAAATTGAATATGAAAACACATAATCACTTAATCGAAATTGCCGTAAGTGATGAATGTATGGATATTTCTTGGAAAACTTGCGTTAAAGGTAAAACTGACCGTCCGAAAGTCAAGGAAATAATTAAATATTACGACCTTGCAAAACGCAAGTTAAGAGAGAAGATTTGGGAGGGAGGTTTTAAACCCTTTATACACAAAGCCCACATCGTAAACGACGGGTTCAAACAAAAAATAAGAAAAATTATACAACCTTATTTATCGATTCGCCGACCCGAACAATGGATTCAACACATTGTAATTTACGTCTTAAAGCCAATATTTATGCGAGGAATGTATAAATATTCTTGTGGGTCAGTTCCCGAACGTGGGGTGCATTACGGTAAAAAATATATCGAAAAGTTTATCCGTAAAAACCCTAAGAAAATCAAATATGTTTTAAAACTCGATATTCACCATTTTTACGAAAACATTAACATCGACCTTTTGAAACAACGATTCAGAAAAACAATAACCGATTTAAAGTTTTTGGAATTGGTCGATTTTGTTTTAGATTCCAATGTTGGAATATTGCCCGACGGGACGGTTCTTAATAAAGGACTCCCGATTGGTTATTACACGAGCCAATGGTTCGCTAATTGGTTCTTACAACCTCTCGACCACTATATAAAAGAGGAATTGAGAGCCGTTTGTTATGTCCGATATATGGACGATATGGTTATATTCGGCTCATCGAAGCGAGAATTACATAAAATGTTTATTAAAATCCGAGAGTATTTAACAACTTTGGATTTGGAAATAAAAGATAATTGGCAAGTCTTTTTATTTGATTATGTTGACAAAAACGGCGTTCGTCGTGGTCGCCCGATTGATTTTATGGGATTTAAGTTTTATCGAGATAAAACAACAATCAGAAAATCAATATTTTTAAGAGCGATAAGGTTAGCGAAAAGAATTAGCAAAAAATTAAAAATTTCTTGGCGAGATGCATGCCAATTATTGAGTTATATGGGTTGGTTCTTGCCGACCGATACGCACAAGGCTTACGAAAAGTATATTAAACCGTTCGTAAACCCGATTGTTTGCCGAAAAATCGTGAGCAAACACAACAAAAAGAGAAAAGAAAAACAAACGGAGGAAAACAATGCAATTAACTTACAAAAAGGCTCAATCTAATGTTAAGCCCGATTTAATCGATAACACTTCTTGTCCGGGTTATGTATATATCCGTCGTGATTTGCAACAAAAAACAAGAACCGACAACAACGGGCAAGAGTTGACATATTGGGAATATTCCGAAGCGTTTGTTACGGCGAACGAGTACGAAACTCTTAAAAATCAACTTATCGCCGACACGATTAACGATAATGCCAATACGGAAGCGTTTGACGAGTACGAAAAAAAATTAAACACGGGCGTTCTTTATACAAACGGCTTCAAGTACAAACCGAAATATATTAACGATTATAAAAAAATTATGTCCGACATCGAAACGGCAGTTAATTTAATCAAGATGTTAGGTGGCGACCCGTCAACAGTTGCAAGCCAAACATTCGCCGTTTATGACGAAACGGGTAAGGTTGAAAATATGGTTGAAATGACAGGGTTAGAAGTTATTCAACTTTATTTGTTTTTGTATTCAAAAAAAGAGCAATATTTTGCCGAGTATAAAACACAAAGAGCAAGCGAGAATTAAATACAGGAGGAGAGAAAATGGCAAAAGGTAAAGTAACAAACATTAAAACCAAAATGAAGCCCGACTTCAACGGCTTCATTTCTAAAATCAGAATCGATGCAAAAAGCGACATTCCCGAAATCTCATTCAAAGAAAATAAACGAAACGGAACGGGGGAAGTTACTTTCAAAGGTCGAGAAAAGCCACTTGATTCATTCTTGAAATCAATGCAAGATTTGAGCGAGGTATTTTGTGAAATTTGCGAACTTGAAGATAAAAAGGACGATGTCTTAATTACAACCGTTAATTTTTCAGAAAAAGGCGGCGTAATTATTTCGGGACAAGTTCCACTTGACAACGGAGTTCCACAACCACTATGCATAAATACTCCTCATATTATGATTGAAGCCGAAAAAGGTTACACAATCCCAACTTACGCAATCGAACAATTAGACGAATTAAAAAATCAAGCGATTCTTTACGCCCAAGGCGAAACGGCTGAAAAACAAGGCGAATTGTTCGACAAAGCGGAGGTTTCTTAATGGAGTCAAGAGTTACAGAAATTCGGCAACAAGTCGAGCGTTCGGACGAAGCGTTGGTTGATTTGTTATTGTCCACGCCCGACCGTGAAGAACCACGTTTGAAAGTTGGTGTTGTTTGTCCGTTGTGCCAAAGTGAAACAATTCAAATTATCGAAACGTCCGAGGGTGATTCCGAACGTGTGTTCTTTCAAATGCATTGTGTGGATTGTGGTTGTGATTTCGTTTTGTTTGAAGATAACGTCGAAGCGTGTCGCCGTGGAATCGAAAACGCAAAGCGTGAAATTGAATACAATCAAAACAAAATAAAGTATTTTAAAACAAAATTACAGGAGGGTTAAAAATGGGTATTAAAATCGCAGTTGGATTATTGTTGAAATATGTTGCTCCCATAGTAACAAAAATCATTAAATCAAAGATTTCAGTTCTTGCCCGAAATCTTTATGAAAAATTATACAACCGTTTTGTTGATGCGACAAAAAGTTTTGAGCAAGCACTCGAAAAATGTTTTGACACAACCGACCCAAAGAAACTCAAAAAACGAATCCTTTGTTGTGAGTTGGGTTTGAAATTCTTTGAAAAAATTCACGCCGTATTAGACGACTTAATTCCCGAGTATAATGCCGCTTTATTAGAAGCGAAAGAAAAATATAACAGAATTACAGGGGAAGAAATCGGCGAGGGCGAAAATGCTTGAATGGTATAATAACAAAAAACTACTCTCAATCTACTTTACGGAAATGCCAAAGCCGATTCCGTTGTTCCCGACTCCGGGAATGACTGACGAAGAGGTTGAGGAGTTAGAGAAAAAACCGTTTAAGTGTTTGAACGAGTTTTATATAATCTTATTCGACCATAAAAAAAAGAAAAAATATGTTATAAAAGTTGAAAAAGGTTATAGGTGGGACGGGGCTTCAATTCCGAAACCTTGTTGGAGTTTAATTGGCTCGCCAACTGATTCGGCGTTTTTAATTCCGTCTTTGGTTCACGACAAAATGTGCGAAAACAAGGGGATTATTGATTACGACCGATATTTCTCAACAATCGTTCTTGAACGGTTACTTTATGTTTCAAAGGTTGCGGGTTGGCGACGTTACTTGATGAAACATTGTGTTGATAATTTCCAAAAGACGAGAAATTGGAAAAAACCGAAAGAGGAGGGTAAATGTTAGAACTTTTTACGACTTACCCACTCTTAACAATTTTGATTATTGCCGTTGTGTTTTGGCTCGTTAAAAGTCATATTGTCGCTTCGCACGATGAAGTTACGGATTTAAAAGAAAACATTATTAAATCGTTGAAAGACGGGAAATGTTTTGTAACCCCGGACGAGTTGGGACAGGCGAAAACCGAAGTTAAAACAGATATTGAAAACAGATTCTTAACACTTGCGGCATTCGCCGAGTTTAAAAGTGGAATTGACAACCAATTCAAAACCGTTTTTCACCGATTCGACGAGGGAACGGAGCAATTCAAAGAAGTTAATCGGGGAATAAACGACATCAAAAACTATTTACTAAAACAGAAAAGAGGGAATGAATGAAAATATTTTTAAACCCCGGACACGGTGGGACAGACCCCGGAGCGTGTTCAAAATCGGGAACGAAAGAATCAGTTGTTGCGACAAAGGTTGCAGGAATTTTGGAAGCACGATTGAAGTTGAACGGCTACCCCGTCCAAGTTTACCAACAAAAGAAAACTTATTTTGAAATTTCAAAAGAAGAAAACAAGTCGGGGGCAACGTGTTTCATTTCTATTCATTGTAATTCCTCAACCAACCCAAACGCCCACGGGTGCGAGGTGTTGTATTGTACCGGCTCGGCAAAGGGAAAAGAATTGGCGACAATTACCCAAGCCGAACTCGTAAAAGCGACAAGGCTTTTTAATCGTGGAATTAAGCCAAGGAACGATTTACACGTTTTGAATCGAACCAAAGCCCCGGCAATTCTTGTTGAGTTGGCGTTTATATCGAACCCGACCGAAGAAAAACTTTTAATCGAAAAAACCGAAATATTTGCGAACGCAATTTGGGAAGCGATTAAAAAGTTTAAAGATAAAAATTTGATTTAAAAATCTTAGGCTCTCTCTTCTTATGGTGAAGCCCGAGCAATGTTCGGGCTTTTTCTTTGAGAGTGGAGGAGATTTGGGAGAAGTTTCAGCTATTCTGTTAGGCGATTCCGTTTCGACGGGGTCGCCTTTTTTATTGCCTTGATTGAGCTTGAAGAGCGTTGCTTATAGTTTTTTAGCCACGTTTGAGAGATTGAAGTTTGATTTTATAAAAAAGTTCGATATTGAAATGCTGTGTTCGAACTATATAAAAAAATTAAAATCTAGGGGGCTAGGATTAAAAATAAGGTGGGTTTTATATAAAAAATGATTACTTGTATATTAAAAACAATTTGAGGGGCGTTCTCGCTCGTCTGAATAAAAATTAAGAAAGCCGACTTCGATGTTCGAGGTCGGCTTTCTTTGTTATTTGATTATTCTGCTTCAAGAAATGAGAATGGGTATTTGGGCGAGTTCGGGCGACATCTTTCGGCGTAACGCTTAAAGGCTTCGTAAATTTCGGGAAGTTGTTCCATTATTTGTTGTTGTGGCTTCCATTCGGATTCAACAAAGTAAGTAAAAGATGTATATTCGTCCAACTTGTTACCATATCGAGCAATAAAAACAACGGAATCGCTTTCAAATTGAGGGTGGGCGTATAAATCAAAATAAGCGGCATGCAATAACCCCTCTTTTGTTTCAAATGAACTTTTAATATAATCGCCTAAGTATGTACATTTTGAACAATCGTGCTTATAAAAAGGAGCGTTTTCGTCGATATTGTTCACGACTTTATATTGCCGGATTCTTTTTTGCAAAAGGTGTTCAAAGCGTTTTGCATTGTCGTAGTTAAGTTCCTTTCGATAAACATTATCCATAAAATCTTTTTGAATGAGTTCGACTAAACTCTCTTTCATTTCGTTTCCGATTTGTTTCGGGTCGTTTAGTTTTTGTGACCTAAACCATTCTAAGCAATAAGTTAAATATTCCTTTTCTTCTTCGGTAATAGCCATTGTAAATTGTTTCGTTCGAGTTGACCTTACGCCGTTGGCGAATGAACCAACCTTGCGACCTGCGTTTTTGCGATAGCCACCTTTGGGATATTCCCGTTTGTATTGCTCGGCAATCGCTTCGTCGGTTTTTGCAAAATCTTTTAAAACATCTCGGCGAGTATATTGTTTGAACTTCGCATGCGTACTGTCTAAAAATTCTTCAACAAATTTTAATTTTGTTTCAAAGTTCGTGTCGTCGTAATGTCGATGAAATTGAATAGCACAATGTTCTAAAACGGAATAACGATATTGGTTGTTTATTTGTTCTATTTCTATTTTCAT